GATCTGGGTGAGTAGGTTGTTCTCAGCCGGACGGTTCAGCTGAGTGATCTTCTCGGTTCCATCGGTGTAGGCGATGCCGTACTGGCTCCCCTTCAACTGGAACTCGATGTCTTGCCTGCGTTGCTCAGCCTGCTGTCGCTTGGCCTCACTCTTGATCACGTACGGAAGCTGGATGATGATGTCCAACTTACCGGATGCAACCAGATCGTCAGACGTATCCAACAGGTTAAGCTTCCGAATCAGTCTCTGAAGAGTTGAGTTCGGCTCATTCATCACCGAGTACAACGGATTCTCGATGATTGCGCACGCCTTCTTGGGGAGAGTGATCTCCTCGCGCATACCATTGAGTTCGTTGTACAGGCTGACTCGAACATGTTGAGGATACCAGGCCGTAATCTCTCCGACCCGCATCGTCTTGATGTCGAAGCCCCCACTCTTCTCGGGACTGATGCTTGTATCTACTGGAACAATCGCAGCGACGCCTCTATCACACAACGTCATTGCAATGTCCTGCCGAAACTGCCTAGCGGCCTGATCAATGTTGGCTTCAAGCACAAGACACTGATTCAAACCACTGTTGATGTCCTCGAGATAGCGATTCTGATCATCTGTACGGACATGCCGCATGTCAATCGCAGCAATGTCGATGCTAAGTCGTGTGTAGATCGAGGAGATGATTGAGCGCTCATTCGAGAACACAATTCGCGTACGATCCGGCCTTGAGCTGTATGCAGAGCCATAATCACCCGTATAAGTACGGAGACGACGCTGTTCATCCTGGTTTGTAAAGACATTCCAGGCATGTTTCAGTTTCGCACCAAATCGCGCCATATTTCACCTCCTTCCTCAATTATCTCGGATCACTAGGCTTCGATCGCCCGACGTTTACCGACTCGACCTGCGACGGCGGCAGTGGCAACCCAGGATGTGACCGGCAAATATCCTTGGCTCATCAAGATCCCAGCAGCGATCTTTTCGCCACGCTTCAGACGAAGTGCAGTCGCCGTATCAGGATGCTTCTTGAATGCTTCCTTCTTTGCCGCGCGTTCTGCAGTACCACGCTTCTCTGACGTGTACGCTTTGCGCGACTTTTCGACATTTGCTCGTGCTTTGTCGATCTTAGCCGAGCGTTGCTGCGAAGTAGGGTTCTTCTTGTAAAAATCGCGAGTACCCTCGGACTTACGCACCCCCCACTTCATCCCCTTGGTACCGAAGTGCACAAGTTCAGCCGGGGACCCTGGTTTCTCAGTCGAGATCACTCAAAGGCCTCCTTATTGGCCTTGTACGCAATATAGGCGTCCATCAAAGCTGCGACATTGTCGATCTTCTCGTCCTGTCGCTTCTTCAAAAGCTTTCGATTACCGTTGGTGTCTTCCAGTGTGATCGCATTACCCATGGCGAAGGACATCAACGCCTGATCAAATATGAGCAGACGTTCTTCAGCAAGAATCTTCAACTCGCCAAGTGGAACCGATTCAGTTCGTGCGCCCTGAAGGACCTTTTCGATTCCGAATGGTCCATTCTCGCCTTCCCAGCGTGTCACGAACTCTTTGGCGTTGTATGGGTCATACCCGAACGCGCGGACGTCGAAGTCTGATGCAAGAATGAAGGCATCGAGGTCCTCATAGACTTCCATCATGTCCAGAACTTTGCCCTCCATAACATGGAGGCTTCCCTCATTGATGAACTCCTCATACTTCATGCGAATTGAGGCTTGAAGCTTCATCAACGTCAAAGTCGTAATGTAGCTACGGGTCTTTACTCCGTATCTATCTTCACCAATGGGGAAGAGGAAGGTAAAGGCACAGAAGTCATCACCCTGAGAGAGGTCCGCGCCCAGAGCGCACGGCATCTGCCAGAATTCTCTCTGTCGATGGGGAATCGTCTCTTCATACGTGAAGAAGTACGTGTAACCCTCCATCGGAATCCCGAAACGCTTCGCCAGAATATCATTGCGTGCCGCTGGCGCTTTCTCAGCTCGTTCCACGTCAAGCTGATAGGTTTCGTAGGAGACAGTCGCTCCCAGGTTCGGATTCGCCTTCACCCACATTGCTGGATTGGCAACTTCCTCGATCTCATCGAGTTTGTAGTGCCAGATCGAAACATGTGGTGCTAGGTACTCACCCTTAAGGATGTCCGCTAGTTCCATTTTGATGGTGTCACCGGAACCGTTTCGAACTGTACCTTCAGAGCTGATTGCGATGATCAAATAGTCCTCCAACTTGGAGGCTCCCTGCTCAACTGCACCAACAACGTCCTCTCTAAGATCTCCGGACAGCCACTCGTCGATTGTGGAGATCTTGGGACGCAGTCCCTGAAGTTTGTTGATAGCCATAGGACGGACCTCGAGTAGAGATCCTGTCAAGAAGTTCTCAATACCCTTCTTAGTAGCTGCCAACTTCACACGATTGGCTCTAGACCCAGTAGTGTTCTGGAGAGAGCCCTCAGTCAGGAACCGGAAGAGAGGTCCACGCGCGCGGGTGATAGCCGTACGGAACGGGGACATGACCTCGTCGGCCTGCTTCATTGTCGGTGCAGTGGTGACCTGATGAGTCGTTGTCGTATCGACATTCAGAAAGTAGCTTTGAATGAGCGACGCATACATCGACTTCGCCGCGCCTCTGGCGACGATCAGATACTGCTTGAGGATCAACCGCTTCTTGGTGGTCTTCCTCACATACCGTCCGCCCCTGTCATGTGCCTTAGGGACGTAGACACTCTTCTCTACGAAGTAATACCATCCGAAGATCTGCTCAGACCACAACTTGAATGTGTCGAGTAGATGCAAATCGGAACCATCTGTGAGAGTAAGTTCGTTCTCACAGTAGAGGATGAATCCCTCAACGGCCTGGTCATCGTAGTAGATGTTCGGGTTAGCGATGAGTGCATCAATCCGATTCATCTCCTGAGAGATTTCACGGTTTACCGGAATCGCGCCTCGCAGGACTGCATCACGAAACAGCCCATAATACTTAGGCGTCGCAGTATTCGATAGACTCAACTAACCCTCCCTTCTACACAGCAGCGGCAGCAGCGATCTTAGCGGCGTTCTTGGCCATGTCCTTGGCCACCCAATCCTTGATCCGACGACTGCCTTCCTTCTTCAGTTCGCCCTGGACCCATTCCTTAGCCACTTTGTTCTGCTTGGTCTTGGACAAGCGACCAACGTTCTGCTCGAGGTTCAGTCGCTCCTGCATCACCTTGAGTTGATCATTGGTAAGTGCGTTCGGTCCGCTCTTCTTGAGCGTCTGCTGCATGACTCGAACGTCGATGGCCTCCTTGACAGCAGGCTGAGCCCGTCCGCCACGAGTAGCAACCTTCGTCTTCATATGCTTGCGCTGCTTGATCTTCCTGACATGCGCCTCAGTGGTTGAACTCGAGCTGGCATCCTTTCGGACACCCCACTTCATCCCCTTGACACCGTGATGAGAGAGGGCCCTTTCAACCGCGAGTTTACCTGCATCGATTGAACTCATACTCACCTCCATGTCCCAGTCATAGGACTTCAGGGGAATCTCGATACCCTCGTAGTCACCGAACCAGACCGCGATCTTGTCAAAATTGACCCCGTAGAACTGCGGGTAATCGCGCTCGTCTTCTTTGGCCGGTGTCTCAGGGTAGCCAAGAGTAAGGTGAGGGTGCCACTCGGGAAACTGCTCGACCGAATCATACGCTGTGCGGATGTTGTCATCCTTGAGCAAATATGAACGGAAGTTCTGGATGTCTTGGGTCCAGTGATCGGAGAAGAAGAGCACGTCGGCTTCATCTTCGCCAAGTGTTCCTCGACGATCCACGTCCATGTAGAATCGCTTGAGCGTAACGCCTGCTGCGTGCGCGACGAACTCAGTGATGTCCTGCAGATTCTCAACAGACTTGGCTTCGCCGAGGAACAGAATGGTCATGTGCGGGACTTTTTCGCTGGAGACCTTCCAGACGTAATCGTCCTGTGACGGAATGGCGACAATGACGACGTTATCGGCCATGCCACCGACCTTCCGGGTCAACAAGCAACGGAGGATCCGGATCGACCCATCCAGTTTCCTCGCGGTGAATGTTGATCCGCACTTCCAGTTCAAGAATCTGTCGTTCCATCGCCGAGATCAAATATGACGTTTGCGGCGGATCGAAGAGCTGGCGCGTCTTTAGGTACACGTAGGTCTTGACAGAGTTCAGCTGAATGTCGGTCCCTAGAAAATCTCCCCACACCTCATCCGGGCCTTCAATCATGAAGCCCTCGGTAGGACCGACCCCCAATTGGGTGAGAGTGGAGAACGCGGTATTGATGTGAGTAATAACATCATGGTCGAACACGGTGTAGTCTTCGGCGAGACCTAGAATCTTCTTCGTGTTGTTTAGAATACTCGTTTCCATTCACTCACCCCCTTTCTTGTGGGTAAATATGCTACAGAGTGTGAATGCAGTACACGATCACGAACAGGATCAGTGCGACATCCCGAAGGATTGCAAGAACACCGGCCAGTGTGAGAGTGCTGTCGCGTGGGACCATTAGTCCTCCCGGCGAAGGTTGGGTTCGTTGACGGCAGGGGTCATTGCTTCAACCCGTCGCTGCTCATCTTGACGCAGACGATCATCCAACTCGATCTGCGGCCAAGGATCGTAGCCCTTGGGGAGCATGTCATCGTTCCCCAGTTCTCGATTCTCCGTTGCCATTCGACTTCTCCTTCCGGCGACGTATGATTCGATAACGACTACTAAGATACCAACCAATAAGGCCGCCAATGATGAACGACTCCGGCGCCTTGATGATGAACTCCCAGGCTTCATCCAACCACGCCCACATCAGTCCGCCCGAATAAGGCCATAGCCCGTCCAGTAACTGTGATGCCGGGTCTTCTTGGCGACGACATCGCCGTTCCACTGCGAGCCACCACTCGACTCACCCGAAGTGTTGCCTTCAACTCCGAGAATATTGCCGTTGGCCTGCAGAGTCCCGCGCGCGACGCCCGTATGGTCATCACTGATGAACATGTGATCGCCGATTCGGACCTTGGAGGGATCCGTGGTGTAGCCCTTGTAGATGCCTTTGCCCTGCTTGGCTAGTTCGGTGTTGTTCCAGACTCCGGCGGTTCCGGATCCTGAGATCCCCGCGTCCCACGCCGAGCAGACCGAGAAGCACGCACACCACGGAACGCCGTCATCACCGTAGACACGGTTCTGCCATCCGCTGGGCTGGGGATGGCCGGTGTTCGATCCTTTCGGATTCTCAGAAACGCCAACGTACTTGTCCAGCCACTTGGCAATCTCTTCCCTCTTGGAATCCTCCGGAGAATATGGTTCACCGTACTTGTTGTGTTCCTTGTCCCACTTCTCGTAGGCGGATCCGTAGTGGGTGGCGATGCAGAGGTTGTCGTACCTCGTCTGCCGATCGTTCGCCTTGTTCCCTTCAGGATCATCCTCCATCAGGTGCCAAAGCTTCTTGCGCTGGTTGACTAGCCAATCGACGTTGGCTTGCTTGCGAGCCTTCTGCGCCTCGTA